CTTCTTGTTTCTGGCAAGCTTGCTCGAGATGCTGCTGCAGAATTTGCTGCTACTGCCATTTGCGCAGCAATCGCCTGTATTCTCCCAAGACTTGCGGCTAATCCATTCGCAAAACTCATACCGATATTCATTCCACTGCTATAGGCGCTTCCAGCACCAGATGCGAGAGACGCAAGAACGGAAGAAACCATACTAATCGCAATCGCTTGTGTTGGCTGGAGACCACTCTGCACACCTTCTTTAGCGCTGTCTCCGAGTTTCTTACCAGAACTTCTGGCTTTTCCTGCTCCGTTATCAAATTCATTTATAATCGATTTCACTGCGCTTTTCGCTTTATTACCCAGGGCATCCAGCCCATCATTCACAATGCTTACAGAATCTTTCATACTCTCGATAGATTTCTGCGCTGTTTTCGCATTCTTTGCAATCGACTTCATGCTGGAATTTACCGCCAATAACGCTGCTGCCATTGCAAGCACTCCAACACACGCTGCTGCGATTGCAACTCCGAACGCAGCCACTCCAACCGTAACACCAAGCACCGCCACTCCTACTGCCAGTAATCCCACTGCAAGAGCAGCGCATCCTACTCCTGCCACAATCGTACCAGCTCCAAACACAGTCATTGCAGCGCCTAATGCTCCGATTGCCACAGATGCCTGCAGTCCGTACTCAGCAACAATAGGGAGCACACTTGCAACCAAAGCCAATCCTGCACTCGCAAGCAGAACAGCTGCCCCTACAAGGACTGCTGCTGCTCCAAATGCGACCAGCCCAACAGCTCCTGCGGTTAAAACGGGTGCTACTGCTGCCGCTACGACCATTAATCCACCAATTGCTACGATCAGGCCAAACATGACTCCAATAGCAAGCGGTCCTGCATTCGCGAGAGAAATCGCAGATACGGTCAATACCGCAATTCCAGCTGCTGCCAAAACAACAGCTGCTCCGAACGCAACAAATCCAGCTGCGCCAGAAGATAATGTCGGAGCTACCATTTTTGCAACGATCAAAAGACCTGCAATCGCTGCCACCATTCCAACTAAAACTGCAACTGCTAAAGGACCCGAGTCTGCTACTGCCTTTGCCCCCTGGGAAAGTAGGAAAAACCCTGCACTAATCAGAGCGACACCTGCACCGAGCATCATAAATGCTTTCGCTGATTCCATAGTGCTTTTCACATTTTCTCGACTCGATACCCCAACCTCTCTCTGCCCTTTAGAGATTCCAAATAATTTTCCGGCAATTTTGCTGATTCCTTTACCGGCAAGACCGGCAATTGCACTGGTAAACGCACCTACAAATGGAGCAACGCTTTTTGCAATCTTAAAGCCTTTGTATGCCACGAAAAGCTGCGGGAGATTTGATATTACTTTCGCGATAATTTCGGAATGTTCCTCTAAGAAACCAGCAAAGGTTTTCAATGCTCCGCTCGCAGAATCCATTACACTACTAAAAGAACTGATGCTTTCCGTGGACCCAAACGCACCAGTAATCTTTCCGAGATCTTCTCCAATTGCGGAAAAAGCATCTCTAAAAGCGGTCTTCACTTCTAATGCTTCTGTTTTTAAAACATTCCAGTACCCACTTGCTTTATCGAGAAATCCAGTTAATTTCCCTGCGATTGCATCTCCATCAAGATCTCCAATTTTATTAATTATCCCATCCAAGGACTTAATCGCTCGACCGGATAAAACATCAAATGACGGTGCCAGCTTATTACTTACTGTTTCGGTCAGACCATCCATTGCCTGATCTACAGTCTTATACTCTGTAGCAAGCTTCGTAAATGCGTCATTTGTGCCGACTTTTGCGATAGCATCAAAGAAATCTTCTGTCGCGATTTTTCCGTCCTGCACATTCTGCACCAGCTCCGTGGTAGTCATGCCCATTTCTTTTGCGACTGCCGATATACCAGCCGGAGTCTGTTCGATCATAAGTTTAAAGTCTGCCCAAGCAACTGTTGGTTTCGCTGCCATCTGTGTAGCTTGCTGGCTTAAAGTTTTCATTGCCTGTTTTGGATTCTCGGCTGCCGCCGCAAGCCCTCCGAATCCCTTTACAAGCTTGTTCGTGCTTTTAATACCTACTGCACTCAGCTGAGCGTAAGTACTCGCCATATCAGATGCGCTGTAAATAGTATCCTCTGCAAACTCTTGCAATTCCTTTTTTACAGATGCAATCTCGTCAGCGCCTTTGCCAACCATCGACATGTTTCCGTTAAATGTTTTCCATGCAGCACTGGAAGAATTTAATTCCGACACCATACCGCCAATACTGGATGTGACAGCACCAAATGCCTTTTGTCCAATTCCGGCCATGATTCCAAATCCGATTCCACTTGTGAGCGTGCTTTTTAAATTGCTTACGGTACCCATTGCAGATTTGAAAGCAGACGTAAATCCTCTATCCTGCGCAGATAATATTGCCTTTACGGAAAAACTTTCTGCCATGCCATCACTCTCCTTTCATCATTCTGCCGATTATGTCCAATCTTTCATTTTTTTGCTTTCGGTTCCTCACACGATCTACTTCTTTTTCGTAATCAAAGAATTTTCTGAATCTCTGATACACTGGTTTTGTCTTATTCTTTCCAACCTTTTTCTCCGCTTTTACAGCAAGATTTAAGAACGCCTGCAGATGATTTCGATAGTCCTTATCTACTTCTCTCAACCGCACAGCTTCCATGAGTAAGGTGTATTCCGGAATCGTCAGCCTGTCCACTTCTTCGAAACTCTTAAATCCCAGATACCGAAAACAATTCAAAGCTGCTTCTTTGTAGTATTCTTCAAAATCTACATCATCAGCTCTCTTTTCCGCGCTTCTTCCTCTTCTACTCTCTGTTTCTCTTTCTCCACAGCATCCAGAAGTTCTTTCGTTGTCCTCTTCGTAGCATTCGCACTCTTTAAGAAACCCATTACTGTATCTGTAAGCTCATCGATATCTGTATTCTCGTCATCGATATAACCATCGAGCAAATCTCTTGTCACTCTCGGATTCTGCCCTTTATTCGCAACATCAAGAATGTTTACCAATGCATCCGGATCACCATTTATTAAATTCATAAGCGCATACCGGAATCCTACGTCTTTTTTTACTCCCGGCAATCCATCCACAGGCATATTTGTCTGCTTGTCGATTTCTCTCAAAAATCCCATTCCGAATTTAAACTGGTACACCTGTCCGTTAATCGTTAATTCCATCATATTTTTTACCTCCATTAAAAGAGAGCGGTTTTACCGCCCCCCTATGTACATAATCATCCGTTTTTCGCCTTACTAATTCTCCCTCTACTAATCAAGGCAGTATCACCAGAGGGGTTTACGATTCCTGTGTCGTATCCTTAAACACATAAGCTGCTACTTCCTGCTGCTGTGCAGTCACAGTAACATTCCCTCGTTTTCCGGAGCCGTTAACACCAAAAGTAAGAGACACCTCTACATTTTCATCTGCCGAGGATGTGATCTCAAATTCCGTGAGATATCCCTGGAAATACATGCCCTTAAACTTATTCGGACCAGGTTCTGCCGGATCCTCAAGGTTTGCTTCCCAGATTTCAAGCAACTCATCCGAATCCATTGCGTCCTCTAACTCAGAGATTAACTTATCTTTCTTCGCAAGGATAGCAGTAGCTGTGATTTCTGTTTCCGCAGCCCCGGGTGTGCGAATTGTTCCGTCCTTCGTTGCCGTAGAATCCGCATCCTTGCTTTTTGTTCTTCCATTTTCTGTCGTGAATGCAAGATTTTTCGCAGCCTCTTCTCTGGCTTTTCCTGCAAGTCGATACAAATAGACGATTTTCTTGCCAGATACCGCCTCTGCAAATAACTGTAGTCCTGCTTTAAACATACTTATATCCATTCCTTTCTCCTCTCTAGCTAAAACTAAATTCTATTTCCAGCAACCCGTGTAAAAGAGGCTGCTTTGTTGTTGTATCCGGAAGAATCCTCTGATTTACATTCCGGACATTCCATGCAAAATTTTCGGTATGATCCAGTCTTCTGCATGTGGTTTTGATCGCCAACAGCATTTTTGATACCGTTCCTCTCTGTCTTGGATTGTTGTGCCAAACATGGATTGTCTGATGAACACTGCCAAACACAGCGGTCTTATTCGCATCATCGATCAATTGGCTGTCTGCGAGATAAACAAAAGGATACGGCGTACCATCCGGCGGTAAGAAGCCGTCATATACGTCATATCCTAATGCTTTGATCTCTGTAAGTAATTTTGTAAATAATTCTTGCTGTGGATCCATATCTCACCTCACAAGCTTTTGCAAATCTTTTTCAAACTGTTTCTTTTGCTCCTCAAATGCAGGCTTTAAATACGGCTGCGCTTCCATAAATCGGGTTCCAAGTTCTACGTAAGGCGCATACTCAGCTGTTGGTTCTACTGTGGCAGTCATTCCGCCGTCTGAAATGTCAATACCGATACTCCTTTTCAGTGTTCCAGTATCGACTGGAGCATTCCTCTGCGCTTTTCTTTGCATATCAGATCCATTCTTTTTCACGACCGTCTTGACCGCGCTCATGTCCATCCGCTTCTTCAAGCCTTTATTTAGCGTTGCGATTCCTTCGATTTTTAACGTAGCCATCACTGCACCTCAGATACCACAAACACATGCTTTGTTCGCAGTTTTCGTTCAAAATCCACTCTGTATACTTTCCTTCCAACGCGAATCCTGTGAAATAGCTCCTTATAGTGCGTCTGTAGTTGGATGGTCAAGCTCCCTTGCTTAATCTCACCGTAAACTAAATTCATCGTTTCTGTACCAGTATCAGAAACACTCCCATACCGTTTTGTTTCGGTTGTATAATCTTCCGCATAATCTCCTGTTGTGGGATTGTACGCTCCATGTTCTACCGTTTGAAAATATACAGCTTTATCATACCTCATAGGAATCTCACCCTCCCACGTTTTACCCCGTCTACAGAGTCAAGATACGCTTGTATCTCGTCCATATAGGCGGAAAAATCATTTTCATTGTACGTAGTACTTTCTCCAGCCACGCTATGTGCGGACATGCCCTCAGAGCCAATGCGGTTAAACCGGATCACTGCCACATCCGTAACGATATGCTGCATACTCGATGGCACTTCCATGCCACCAAGAAGCAGTTTCAAACGATTTCGCACAGATTCCAGAATCAGTAAAAGCTTTTCATCGGAATCCCTATCGGAAACGTCAATTCCAAGAAGAATTTTTAAATCATCCAACATTCAATTTCAACTCCTTACGAATTCGCCATAATCCCCTGTTTTTTCATCTCCGCAAGAATTGCATTGATTTTATTTTTCAGGTCAGTTGCTGTTTCTGTGGACAAATCTGCAATCAAAGACATCTGTTTCACGCCGCCCAGCGTTGTTTTATTCGCCGCTGGAAGAGTGTATTTATTCGCCTGTGCTGCAATGCCATCTAATTTCGTTTTGTCCTCTTTAGACATCAAGCCATCTTTAGATCCGGCAACTGCATTAACGAGTTTTCCCTCGATCTCGCTGATTTTTCCGTCCTGCTGTGTATTTTTTGTATCGTTTGCAGATACGCCGTTCTCAATGTTGTTCATTGCTGCTTCTGTAATTACTTCTCCGTCTTCCCAGTCTTTCT